ATCCAACAAGCCCTGTTCCTAGAGCAGCTAATTTTCCAGGGAGTCCTCCTCCAACACTAAGACCTGCGCTTAAAGCGGATTGAGTTGAAACACTTCTATTAAAAGCACTCAAGTCTTCAATCGCCTGCTCTCTAGTCATTTTTTTTCCGACTGATTCTGCTCCAAACATGTACTGATCTATTTGTTTCTCTGTTGGAGCAAATACCTCAGCAGGGTCTTCAACATCACCGGGGGAAAATTTACCAAACATATCAGAAAAGAAACCCTCTACGCCAGACGGAACACTTGCTGCATCTGCTTTAGTATCATAAGCTTTATCTGGCCCTACTCCAGAGTAACCTCCTCTTAGAGCAGCTTCATCCTCAGACTTTTGTAGGTCTTCACGTTCATCTTCAGCAGCATCGTAAGTCTCACTCCCAGGAGCCGGCTCAACACCCCCGCCAAATTGAAATGGCATAGCCATCATGCCGCTTGGGTGTGGCTTGGCAACAACAAGCGTAGTTTTAACCACACCTTTTGGTTCTTTTAAATAATCCATCTCGTCATCGTCTTCTTCGACCATACCGTTTTCATCTACGTTTTCGATGATGTCAAGATCTTCCATTTGTTGTAGCGCGGCCAAAGCACCTTTATGCATAGATACAATTCGTTCGAGGCCAAGGTATCTTACAACATTGGCAGGTAACACATACTCTCCGGTGGACAAGTACGCTGGAACATCATCGGCTACTTCTTCTGGGGTAGCACCTGGAGGAGGATCATTAGGTTCTTCATCGTCATCTTTAACAAAATCAGCTTCTCTTTCAATAGACCCACCCTCTGCTGCCATCACAGTTGGTTCTTCTTTTTTATCACCCATTAAACTGGCAACAAACTCACCGACTAATTGATCTGACGCTTGGCGACCTTCAGGCTTTTCTTCGACAGGCTCTTCTCTAAGAGGAGCGGTTCTATCCTCCTCTAAGCCCGGAGAAAACTCTTCTTTTGTTTCTTCTTCTTCACGCTTATCTTGTTCGTCAATCGCGCGTTGCATTTCGTCCATTTGTTCTGGCGTAAACCCTGTGGTGCGATCTGCATCGCTTTCCATAAGTTTTCTCATTTGCTCTTCAGTCATCTCTGCCATGATTAATCCCTTTTCGCTGATCCCTGCACTTCATCTTTCATGTGCATTAGTTTTTTTAGCGCGGTAATCGCACCCTGCGCCCTATGAAGAGTCGCTATGTCGTCTGATTGTTCTAGCACACGATGCTGTTCGTTAATCTTTGCGGCTAGATATTCGTGTAATAATTCTGAAAACTTAGCGGTATTTACTAGAGGTAGAACTTTCTTCGCAAGTTTAGTATCCATTATCCACCAACTTGTTGTAGTGCTTGAAGTAACTCAGGAGGTAATTGTTGTTGTTGTGGTTGACCGCGATCCCCACCACCTGTGGGTGCGCCCTGCTCGCCCGGAACCGGGGCTTGCCCAGTGCCAATCGTCCCGCCACCAGTACCCATCGGGTCTTGACCGACAGCCGCTGGACCTTGTTCTGCCATTGCTTGTTGTTGCATCTGTTGCATAACCAACGCCTGACGCATAGCCTCATCAGGGTTGTTCGTAATTTTATCTACATCCAGATCCATCGTAGCTGCGATCTCGCGCATAATGTACGGGAACTTAGCAAAGGGTGCAAGAGTAGGATTACTTACGATCTGCAAGAAACTAATAAGACGTTGCGACCTAACTTCGTTTTGCATAAAGCTTTCGGTGCCGCGAGCTTTGACTTCAAGATCACCTTTTAGTTCTGGGTCAAAGTCAAACTGCATATTAAATGCAAACATTGCCTCGCCCAGAGGACGCAACAGATAGTCATCGAAGTTTTTAATAACGGTGCGAATAGAACCACTAGCAGCCCCCATCAACATGGAGATACCCGAGGCAGTTCTTCCTGTACCCATAACACCCGTCTGACCATATGCATATGACGGGAGGCCGGAGGACTCGTCCGCAAGAACGCGAGCCTTGTCAAACAGCATCATGTTTTCACCAGAGACGTTAGGGAACTTAGTGCCGAAGATAGCTTGACCTGGCGCACCGCCTTGTCTGCGGAAAACTTTACCGGGATAGACCGTTAGATCCTGACCCGGCGTTAGATTAGACTCGTCAACTTCAATCAGCAGGTTGCCCGACAAGACGGCGTTGTCCACGGCCAACCGCATAAAACCATTCATTAAGGTTTGCGTGTCGTCCATGTTTTCAGCCAACCCGACACCGAAGAACGAATAAGGGTTAACTTCGTATGGAGTCGCGAAGTAAGGGATTCTTTTAGGCGTGAAAGGGTTGATAACAAGTCGGAGAACTTCTCCGTTGCAGACCCAACAATTGATTTGAACCTCATCTTCATCTTTATAGTCATCGGGGATCTCCAGGTTATTGTCGCGGGCAATCTGTGCGTCTATCGTACCCCAAAACTCTAAGACCTCAAATCTTTCGATGTCAGTGCCTGAATACGCAGCATTGCCTTCAGCGGTCTGATTATCGTCAAGATCGTTTTCCCACCACTCTCTAGTGTAATCAGGACCGTACTTAATAGCTTCTTCAATCGCAGTAGATCTAAAGTAAGGGCGCTTTTTAAGGTAACGCATCTGCGATCTAGTCATACGATGCCGCTCTACAACATAGTCACAATCATACATGCTGTAAGCATCGGGATCAGGATAGAAGTTCCAGATAGAAGTATACTCTACCTGCGGGACAGTTTTCATAATAGGATTGTATTCACCATCATCGCCCCAGTTAGAATATTCTTTATCAAATGCAAACGGACCCTTCATGATACCAGTGCCAAAGGTCACACACTCAAAGCAACTAAATCTAAGATGTCGAGTTGCAGCGGACTCTTCTAGCTGGTCCTTAATTTTTTTCTCCATCTTTTTAGCCGCGACCATAGCTGGCTCAAAGGTGATGGAGGTAGGGGTTGCGCCCGGACCTTCTTCTAGGCTATCAAAGTCTTTTAGGTCTTCTGTAAGAGGCCCAAGCTTATCCGTTATCGTAGGATCATCGTCACCCTCAAAACCAAACCGATCTTTAAACTCTTGCTCTGCTGCCTGTGCGGCAGGGTCTAACGTAACCGAATCTACCACACCTCCAGGTAACGTAGTTGGATCAACACTAATCGGAAACTTATTTTGACTAAACAGTACGTCGATTAACTGACCATAAGCCGCCAAAACTTTCGTCTTGGTAACCTTGATAAAAACACGCGACTTTTCTGTTTCAGTAAACTGAACATCCGGGCCGTAGATACCCCTATAGTTTCTGTAGGCTTGTAACCACCGCGACTCATCATGGTATCGTGCATCTTTTGCGCGTTCAAATCTGTCTTCAACATAGCTAACAATATTGCTGTACTGACCACGCTCTACATCCTCACCGTCATCCAGAACATTAATCGAATCGTTTTCGTAAGTATCAGCCATAATAGCTCCTGTTAGTAACCGAATCGGTTGTCAGAGGGACGCCAGTTAGTCATAGGCGTGTTCTCATAGCCAATGCGTAAGTTAGTCGGGCGAGAGGCAACCATGTACCTTAGCGCATCATAAGCGTGATCTTCAGCGTTCGTGTCCACATCTTCTGGGTTGCGTTTGTCTAAAGGGATCGACGCAAGTTGTCGAATGATGTTAGGACACGTTTCAAAAAATCTAATACCCGGCTCACCACTATCCTCGTCAGTCATCAGACGTTTATGGATTTCAATTTTACCGCTGACACGCGAACCTGGCGATCTGTCAGACGGTCTAAATCTACAGCCTTCAGCGTTAATCATCTCAGCGATTGACGGGCCTCTATCACCTCGTCTTGCCCAACAACTGCTGTCTAACACTGCGTCTTGTATTCTACCGTCACCCTCTTCTACTTCTCTGATCATCCTACCAAGCTGATCTGCTGTAAGACGATTTATGTATAGCTCACGGTAAATCCAGATGTTATTATCGTAATCTATCGCACCCCACAAAACTGCCGAGTGAGAAGAGAAGCCAAAGTCAGCGGCTCTAATCTTAGTCCATCCATGCGGAACCTCAAAAGGCTCTACAACATGGGTGCTTCTATCAAAGTCTGGGAACGCACCTTCTTCTACAACGTCCCAGTCACCGTATAAAAACTGTTTGCGTTTAACTTCTGGCAAAGACGCCAGCATCGCAATGTAGCTACCATCCTGAGTAAGATACGGATTATCCCATACAGAAGCAGGAATAAACTTTCTCGTGATCTCGGTGGATAGCGTCTTGCCTTCTAACTCGTATTCTACTTTCTCTGCAAAACGTGTGTTTGGTTTAGCCGGTTCGATAAATAGTTCTTTGACCCAACGAGATCCTATGTTACCAGGGTTACCTGTAGCCCTCATGTGAAGAGGGATAGTTGGATCTGCTGACCGTAACGACGATCTTAAAAAATGCCAAACATCAGGTGAGCCGTATTGTGGTAACTCATCTACGCCAATCCAAGAGTAGGACTGACCCTGATAACGTAGCACGTCTTGCAAGTTTTCGCAATATCCGAACTCAATACGCGCACCGGATGGGAAGTGCCAAGTATTCTCCTGAGTTTTGAACTTCGCACCTGGCACCACCTTTGGATAAATCTGTTGCGTTTGAAAGATAACATCCCGCAACTCAGGCATCGACCTACGAATTAGTAATGCACGAGAAGTAGGCTTATCCACAAAACGCAAAGGAGCAATGAGCAAGCTGTAAGTTTTGCCGCCGCCCCTAGCACCACCATAAAACACTTCTCGTTCGTTTGCGCTAAGGAATTGTGTTTGGGGTCCAGGGTTGGGGCGGAACGCAACTTCTCTATTGTCCTCGACAGGAGCATCATCAAAAATAATTTCACTTGTTTTTTTAGTGGTTTTATTTTTTGCTCTGTCTAAACGCCGCTTAGCTTGGTCGGCTTTAATCCTAGTTTGCTTCTCAGTCTGCTTAAGATCTTCCAGTTTTCTTTGTTCTGGAGTGAGTTTCTTACGGCGAGTTTTTCTTCTTGACTCCAG